GCAGATAGTTTGATCCGAAGAACTGGTCGAATGCAGCACCCTTGTCAGCCATGAAAAATGACCTGGTGATGCTCTCAAGTTCTGTTCGTGTTAATGCCATTAGTATTCCCTCCACGCCCTGCGTGGACTAAGTCTAGCCCGTTGCAGCACGTTTAGCTAGAAGTTCAGCGGTTAATTGTTCACGGAGACTCGTCTTGTCGCCACCTGTTTCCAGGCCGACGTTGGCCTGTCCACCGCCCTGGTTAGCCGAAGAGCCATCCAGTACAGTAGCGTTTCCCTTGGCTTGAATCTCCTTAATAGCCAATTTCTTACCCTCAGTAATCCCGTCCTTTTTTGCCTCTGCGACTTTGTCCTCCATACCCTTTGTCGCTTCTTCGATCTGCGACGTGAGAAGGGGTATAGCGATCTCTTCGTAGTAGGCTGAGATGATGTTGTGAAGCGGATTAGCATTCACAATTCCCATCAGCCTTTCAGCATTGGGCATGAAGTCTTCGTGGTCCGTACCGAACTTCGACAGACCGGAGTTCAAAGCATGCTGATACGCTTCCTCTTCCCTCTTGGTGTTAATGTCCATAGTAGTCTCGGCCCGTGTAGCTGCCTTGATCATATTGACAAAACCAGTAGGATCAGAAGTAAACGAATCAAGAACTTCCTGAGGTTCGCCTTTAAGGATGTCATCCAAGGGGTCAGCGACAGGTGCGGCAGCTTCCGCAGGCTTCTCAAGAGCGGCAAGCCGTCCCTCAAAAATAGCCTCTTGCCTAGCCCACATTAGTTCTTTCTCATGGTGGGCTGCTATGGTAGCCTTCTCACGGTCAATGACCTCGTTCAGTCTTGCCCGTGGAATCTTAGGTTCGTCCTTGTCGTCGTCCTTCTTGTCTTTGTCCTCGTCGGCTCCCGAAGCGTCATCGTCAGATGCGTCAGAATCGTCAGTATTTTCCGTCCCTCCGGACGAGTCATCCTTGTCATCATCAACGGCATCCATGTCGGCTATGACCTTGTCATAATCAGCCATGTCGGGGTTGTGGGTTTCCATGTCCTCAGCAGACGTGCCAAGTCCAGCGTCGTGGTCGTCCATCACATTATCCACCACGTCGTCAGCGTTAACGTCATCATTAACTGTCTCGTCGCTCATGTTTATTCTCCTTGTAAAGGTTTATTATTTAGAGGCTTCATCTAAAGCCGCTTGCCTCTTCTGGATATTTGAAGCTGTGTCCTTCAGGTCCTTTACAAGACCCTTCTTTTTCTTCTTCCGGTGCTTCTTGATCTTGTCCACCATTGCTGTCTTCATTGCTTCATGGTCTACAACCGGAGTGTCCTGGCCGTAACCAACCTGAGTTGTGTCGTGGGGTATGATCCCGTACTGCTTCTGTGCCATAATTAATCCTCCCTTTGTTTAGTACCTTTCTAAGTATCTAGTCCTCAGAGTCCCAACCCGCTTGTTTGCGGCCACTTCACTATCATTCCTGGCCCTGGGGTAGGGTTCCCTGTAATCGTGCCTTATTTTGGCTCTAGCCTGCTCTCTCGTCGTTATACGGGGTTGTCTCCCCCTCTGTACTTCACCAAGGTCGTTCATGGCCCCATTAGCACACTCGTCAATCCACGGAGAGTCAGCTAGTTTGGGAGCGCCAGTGGTGAGTAGTTTGGTCATAGGAGTCTTGCAGTCGATACACACACAGGCGTATCTCTCATTCATCTTGTGAACCACCTCTACCTCGTTACCACACTCTTTGCAGCCATAGTCATATAACGGCATTTACAAACTCCTTCCCTGAGGGCCAGCCTGAGGGCCACCCTTGGTTGCGTCTGCCTGCACTTCCTTCATCTGATTGAGTGCAGCGTTGTACTCCTGGTCGTCCATCTGGGCGATCTTGGTGACCGCCTCGACGATCTCTTCATTCATTCCAAGCTCTTCCAGGCGCTCAAGTAACTGACCAAACTGACCCATCTCCATCCGGTGAATAACCTCTTCCCGGTTAGGCCAATCCAGCCTAATGAGAAGTTCCCTAATGTCTATGGCCCCCTGCTGGTGTAGTTCCTTGGCTTCCTCTCGCTGTTGCAGCCTGGAGGTAGGCATAGTAGAGCCAGCTTCCACGGTGAAATGGAGCGGTATAATCATGTCCTTACCGATCATCTGTCCTGTCTCGGTGGACCCACCCTCTCTCTCAACGAAGAAGATTCGCTCTTCAGTGTAGAAGTTCTGTGCATGAGAGAGCCACATGCGGCCCCTCTCCCTGATCATCTTGCCGTAGCCCCTGATCTTACCACGGAGCATGGTGTGCATGGACTCTATAATGGTTGCCACCGTCTTAAAAGCCATTCGGCCCTTGGCAATAGAGGGATCAGTCATGTCGAAAATCCCGGCTATCTTATCGAACATTTCCCTATAGATTCCAAGTATTTGCTCAATGTCACGCTGGGGAGCGGGTGGCTTCATGTGCTGTATAGCTGCACCCACAATGTGATCCTTGGGGTTAATGACCTTTGCCGGGGCGTTAGTGAAGGCGCTATTAGGCACCTGGGCGTTCCTTGGGTTGATCACAGGACTTCTAACAGCCTTGTCCTTGACTATGTTCAACTGGGTAAGACACTTGTCTATCTCGAAGTTCATCATCTCAAGCTGCTCTATGGAGCTAAAACCCCACGGAGAGACGATGTCCCTATTTGATTCGGCCTTGTAGAATGGAAACCTTGACCATAGGTAGGTCTGGGAAGCCAACTCAGGCTCTAGCATCGGATTGATTGAGGGATTCTTCCGGTCACTGAGAACGATGTCCCCACCGTTGCAGCATGTGATACACCGGACATTGCCGGGATATTTTGGCTGCTTCTCTGTGACTGCCTCGACCATGTTAATCCCACCGAACTCGTCAACTTCCATCCTGGCAGGCGCTAACTCAACGTCGATCTGAGTGAAATCCTTCACCCAAAACTCAAGGATTAACACGTCACCTTTGCCGCCCATGATCTTAGCAATGGCTTCTATATTACCAGTGTAGGTAGCATGGTCTACTCCAAAGTCACCGTGTTCTCTTCCCCTTGAGCTTGTGGTACCACCAAAAATCTCTCGTCTACCTTCACCAAGCTTGTCACGCCAGAGCTTATCTGAGGTGATGTAGTCAGCCATGTCGGGCCACATACGCCTAGCCTGGTTGACTGGTATCGTGTAGTAGTGTAGGTTAGCCTCAGCCTTCTCCTGCCTCTTCTCGTCCAGGGGCCAGAAACCAAAGTTGTGGGGGTCAACTGTAATTGTTTCAACTTCCCCGATACCATTACTGAGGGCAGGATTGAAGACTGTCTTTTCAATGACACATCCGTTAATCTCTGACATGGTCACTGAGTCAGACAAGACAGCTTGCTGTTCAGTCTCGTTCCACCAATACCTAGCTACCTTATGTATGTTCCTGGCTATTTTATCGTCCTCAGCCATTATGTCAAAGGTAGGGTTCTGGTCAGTAAGAAGACTGACAGTTCTTGTAATGTAGTTCCATATTAAGTTAACCGTAGAGAGCTTTGCCTTACCCTGGCTCTTCCAATGCTTGGCACGGTATAGCTCGTAATTGCGTAACCACTTAGCTGGGAGCTTCTTCTTGTCCTTATCCGTTACCACCTCACCAAGGATTGTAAAGCAATAGTGACCCACGTTCTCATGCCCCGACTCAGGGATGATAGAAGTGGTGAGAGCCTTCTCTTCTGGCTGAAGGTTCTCCTTGGCCTTGGTAGATACAGCGCCACCAGCAGTCTTCTTTACGGCCTGTGCAACTTTAGGAATTTGTTCTGCCATCTTCAATCTCCGCTTTTAGTCGTGCCATAGCTCGTCTGTAACAACGTAGGTTGTCGGTATACTTGTTGTCACCCCTAACGTCGCCCCCACAGCCGCAAGGACACTTACCAGAAACACCCTCTATCTGGTATGGTTTATGCTCGTCGGAGAGGAACGTGTCTGCTTCTTCGTGATGTCCCTCTATAATATCTATAAACAAATGCTGGTCACCCTCAGGGTCAGACGCATGAGGGCAGATAAACTCTAGTGGGCCGTGCATGGCTAGTGGTAGCTGCCAAGCCTCACAGCCCAAATGAGGATGTACCATGTTTCCTCGGAGTGGCACCTTACACTCTGACGGGATTATGTAGCCAACCCGTCCCTTACAAGTAGTGCATACTATGTCCACCCTATCTGGACTTTCTAACACCTGGTCGTCATCTGACTCCGGTACGTCTACAAACTGGCCGAACTCTTTTGCGTTTAACATTAATCACCTCTTAAAATTCACTGTGTCTGTGGAGTCTGTCAAGTTCCGCTAGGACATCATCACTGGGGAACTCACCGTCAACGGTTATCTCGGTTTCATCATCTGACTTCCACTGATCATCGAAGAACTTGTCATCCATGACCTCTTCCGTTGGATCAAAAGGCTCGTCCTTGACTTGCTTGTCCGTGCTATTGCTGTGTAACTTGCCAAGCAGGAACCCGAAGCCAAGTAAGAGGCCCCCGGCAAAAACGCCTGCCGTGAATGCCCAAAATGCCCACTGGATAAACATTAACTCCATATCATTTCGTCCTCTCTATCCTCCGATTCAGTTCTGTATTCCTCACCAAAGTCCCCTTCGTGGAAGTCTGTAGCAAAAGCTTCAAAGGGGTCCTCAAACTGTACCTGTTGACCCTCAAGCTTATCGCTCCATTTCTGAAGAGGCCCACCAGTTGGTGGCTTCCATATCTCAGGGAAGTAATCGGCAAACGCCAGCATAAGTGCGTCAGCAAGGTCAGGAGACTTCAGACCGTCCCGCCTCATTTTCTCCTTAGACCAAATCGCTATCTTACCACTGGGGTTATGCTCGTACCGTATCGAACAAACTTGCTCTACAAACTTTACCATGTCGGGCCGGGAGAGGCTTTTCTTTAGCGGGGCCAAGGAAATGTTTCCATCCTCGAACCGCTTTCTTAGCTGCCAGAAATACTCAGCACGGAGGTTAGCGAACTTGTCTTTGTGTGTCGCTGCCCTTCCGACCTCTACGCCAGTAATGTTGTAACCCTGCTCTACCACACGATCTACAACGCCTGCCCCTACGCCAATCTCGTCAACCTTGATGTTGTTAGGCTCTACAGCCCCACATAGGGCCACCACTTGTGCAGCCGTCTTCATGGTACTTTGCTTGGGGTACTGCTTTATCCCCATTACGGTGACTCCCTTGACCAGCACAAATACTGTCTTGTTCTCACCGTAACGGGCAACGTCCACCCCGGCTGCGTCAAAGTTCTTATCTGATAAACGTTTAACAGGTGATGCCTGTCTCTCGAATGCTTCCATGACCCAGTCTTTAGGGATCAGCGTGAAGTCTGATTCAACCGGAAACTTACCCAGTACCCTAATCCGGTACATGTCGGAGTCTTCACCGAACTCAGTGGCTATCTCCCTTACAAATCGCTCACTAACACGGGGTGATACCTCACCGTTAAAGGTTAGGCAAAACCATGGGTCACCTTCCCAGAGACTGTGCGAGTTGTAGAAGAACCCGCTAGTCCTAGTTGGATTGGAGGTCATGACGCATCTATTATCTTCTTCAGTCAGCGCACCTCTAACAACTGTGAAAACTTCTTCGGCAACACCGGAAGCCTCGTCAATTATAAACAGTAGGTTCTCACCGTGAAAACCTTGTAATGCTTCAGGCTTCTCCGATCTTGCTGTACGGGCAACTGCAAACCACGTCTTGTCATGTTCAACGTGATACATCTTGTCACTGGTTATCATGAACATGTCTTTGAAAAACTTATCCATCGCATTGTGCCATATTGATAGCTCTGCCCATAAGACGTTTTTAAGCTGCGCCTCAGTAGGGGCAGTACACGGTATACGAGCGTTTGGCCTAGTATAGTTCCACCACAGGATAGACCAGGCTAAAAACGTAGTCTTGCCCGTACCGTGACCAGACTTAATTGAGACGTGCGTATCATTGGCTAGACCGTTAAGGGCCTGTATCTGTTGTTCCGTAGGCTCTGCCCCTATCATCTCCCTTACGAAGGCAATAGGATCATCCCTGTACGGGTTCATCTTCCACCAATAATACTTCTCCGGATTCTGACGCTTCATCTCTTCTTCGATCAGCCCCAGTTCCAAGGAGTTTAGTGTCTCTAAGTTGTTTGGCTCTGTCTGCGAGTGCTTCAAATGGCACATCCGTTATTTCTGCCATCAGTATCTGAAGGTTCTGATTGATGTCTATACCGAAGCCACCGGAGAGTCTTTTCTCCTTTACTTCGGTAAGATTCAGTATCTGAGTGGCAAGGTTGTTGGCTTTTTCAATATGTCCTAGCTCAAGCGCCTCGACCAGTATCGCCTTCTTGATACTCCATGAGGCTGAGTTTAGGACCTTCTTTAGCTGGGCTGGTGACGTAGCGTTAATAACAAGGTCTAGCACGTCCCCAAGGATTTGCTTTACCCTGATGTCCTCTACTATCCTGTTAGTCGCTGCCTGACCGTCCCTTCTGGGCTTCTTCGGCTGTCTCACTGGTACCTCCTATGAAGTATCCTTATGCAGGATTATCATGGTGACAGTGCTGTTGTCCCCAACCACGTCAATGCTTATCACGGCCTTGGTTGTGCTGTCAAGAGTTTCCAGGTAAGTTTCTGCAGCAGCCGCAACCGCAACCGCAGTACCACGAATAATCTTTGTTGTTACAATGTAGTCTGCCATCGGTATCTCCTATGCTTCGTGTAAGATTATATAGGTAACAAAGTTCTGATCACCAACAACATTGAAGAAATACAGGGTCTTTGTGTTGACGATTGTCTCCAAATATGTCTCCACAGCAGCCGCAGCTTCAGTTGGTGTACCCCTTATTACCTTGTCGGTGATTGCGTAAAGTGCCATACCGTCCTCCTTTTAAAGTATTCTTATTGTTACCTTCTTGAAGGCAGTGATTGTCTTATCCCAAGCTTCCCTGAAGGAGTCGTTCACTTCTTCCTCGGTCCACTTCCTCTCGCCAAACCTGGGCTGTGCCTTATCTTTCATGAGGGCGGCTCGAAGGTTCTCCCTTATATCGGAAAGTACCCTTTCCTCGTCATGTTCATACACTACATCCTCAAGGAAGTTACCCACCTTGGTTTCCAATAGCTTGATGATTGCGAATCTGAGAGGCATTATTTATCCTCCCCAACTAACTTGTCCCACAGGGTGATGTCAGCGACTGTGAGTTCGTTCTTCTCGTCCAGGTCCTTGAGTATATCGACGATTAGTTTCTTACCCGTGTCACCGACCTCGACCTCCTTTTCCTTCACCTTGTTATTCCACGTTATCCTATTGTCCTCTGACTTGATCTCCCAGTCTTTAAGCTCCTTCTCGCTAAAGCTTAGGTCGCCACGGAGTGTCCGGACGATCTTTAATGTAAGGATGTTTCCCTTGTCTGGCAAAATACCGACTAGTCTGATTCTCTCTGATACATTGAATTTCACAAATCACCTTCTTTGTTAGGGGGTTAACTGTTCTTCGTCACGCTCTTTCCTGCTCTTCATCTTGGTTCTTTTGGCTATCTCTTTCTGAATGGCCTTAGACCATTTTTCCGGAGGTACCAGGGTTAAACCTTCGTCCTGCACCATCTGTGTTATTGCGGCCAGGTCTGAGGCATCCAGTAGTGAGAAATCTTTGGCATGCTCCTGTGCAACGTAGATCAGGCACTTTCGCACCTTACCAAGTGCAGCATTAGTGACCCACTCGTCGGCATCAGGGACTATCAAGTTGAACGCCCGAAGCTCGTCATCGTCTATGGTTATCTTGAAAGTATGTGCCATCTTATTCTCCTTAGGCTAATCTTGTTACAATCATCCTGGTAGCGTTTGATCCCTGATAAATGATAAGGTTGGTTCCACCACCCTGCTGATAAAAGGTTAGGTAGGCCGTGTCAGCCTCGTCCATCCAAGTTACGGTACTCATAAATCTAGGCCAATACCCGGCCTGGGCATCCATTTGCCAGGAAGACCAGTAAGTTCCGTAGTTCTGGTTGCTTGTGATCAGGTCAAACGTGAAACCAGTTGTGTTGTGGTTAACATTATGGTAGCTGCCTATACATGTAAACATGTAGTACCCATCTTCGGGGCATTCCCACCAGTAGTTAACGTCATCAAACTCGCTACCAAGGTCGAAAAGTGTTCGGTCTAGCTCTATTCTGTGGGTGGTGTTAATTGACATGCCAGTCATACCCGTAGACATGTACGCATAGCAATATGACCTAGCTACGTTAAACCCAGGTACGTCACCCATCGCCATGGCCTTCTTGGCAAATGACGCTTCGCTGTCTTCTAAGATGATCTCGTCTTCAGCTACAGGAGTGGTCTTTGGTATTATTGCTGTGATCTCATTTGCCACGTTGTCGTGGATAGCTGCAGCATCGCCAGAACCCACACCTACAGCATCAGTGTCAAGCCAGAGCATGCCAGGGAAGGTTGAACCTGGCTCTTCGTCGGCCTGGGTGATGTTTACCTGTCCACCTATCTCTATCCACCCATCGTCTGCATCATTTCTTACTTTTACTAAAGCCATGTTATCTCCCTGTTTTAACAGAGTTTGTATCCTTCAAACCTTGTGTGAACGGCTGAGTGGTATATGTCGGTCTGTTGGCCCCCGCCCTGTTGGTAAACCTTCACTATGGCAGTATCGTCTGCATCCATGTTGGCTATGGTGGTCACCATACAGGTTTGGTAGTTGGGGTCAATGGTCCATTTTGGGGCCAAGACAGAGAAATAATCCCTGTTACTGGTAATGATTCCCACTGTATAAAACTGTGCCGCTGAGTCAAGGGTCAGACTGAACCTTATGGTTGTGGAAAAGAAATATCTACCATCCGATGGAGCCGTAAAGGTATAGGTTCCAGTGTTAAAGTCACCACCCTGATCAATCTCTTCCCGGTTGAACTCTACTTCATGATATGTATTTATAGTGAAGTCTGTCTGAGTTGCATCACCGTAAGCCCTGAAGCATGGCTGTAACGGCATGGTTAGTGACGTGGCATCCCAAGTACCTACCTCAGGACCGCCTGCGTGGAAGCGTAAAACGTCCTCGTCCTCTGTCGCTTCACATTCAATTCTAGTGTCCCAGTCAGCGTCATAAATCTTCTGGCCTGCGCTACTGTTGATCTGCTCCCACCCATCATCTGCATTGTTTCTCACATATAGTAGCGCCATCTTATTCTCCCGCAACCATCTTGTCGTGTTCCTTTTGGTCCCTTTCTACCCTGGTATCCAGCTTTGACTTCAGGGCGATCTTTTTCTTTACAGCCTCACTATAATGCTTTGGCTGCTTCATCACATCACCAGCAGCTATCAGGTCTGCCTCTATCTCCTGTCTGTCGTCTACACTAAGCAGGCCCAAGGTGTTCCCTGCTACTTGTTCGGTGACGTAAGTGAGGCATTTGCGAACCTTGTTTCTGATTGCATTCTCAACCCATTCCACTGGGTCTGGAACAATTATCTCAAACGCTCTCATTTCCGCATCGTCAATGTCCACCTTGAATTGCTTTGCCATGGTCTTTCTCCTTTTATGCTACTTTTATTCCACTGAATCTAGTTTCAAAAACCGAACAATCAGTCTGTGGAGAGCCACCCTGTTGATAGTGCCGCATGAATGCGGTATCATTTGCGTCCATATCGGCAACAACACACACATGTACTGCATGGTAGTTGGGGTCAACAGTCCACTTGGGCGCAAGGAGGGTGGTGTGGGGGCGGTTACTGGTAATTATTCTTACTTCGTAGTATTGCGCTGCAGTGTCAAGAGTTACACCTAACCGCCACGTTGCTGAAAGTATGTATTTTCCATCTACTGGGGCTGTGAAGGTGAAAGTTTCTGTGTCAAAGTTGTCACCAATGTCAAATACTATAGTATCGACTTCTGTCACATGGTTGGTATTGATAGCAAAGTTTGCGTCAGCAATACCCAATGTGACATAGAACGTTGGCTGCAGTGGCATTGTTAACGATACAGCATCCCATATACCAACTTCGCTACCGCCAGCATCAAATCTCATTTTGTCTTCGTCGGCACCACCCTCTTCACACTGAATCTTAGTGTCTTGGTTGTCGTCCTGTATGAAGCTGGTTACATTGGAGCCAGCAGGGTCAGCGTCAGTGTCCACCCATATCATGCCAGGGTAGGTTGTTTCTGGTTCTGCGTCTTGCTGGATTACCTCAACCGCTTGCTCGTCAACCATTTCAATTAGGTCTTGTAGGTCATCAGTGCCTTCGTCGAATGAGGCCAGAAACTTGTCAAGCGTGGCATCATCCACCGTAATGTCAGTGGCTGCGCCACCTCCACCACCACCAGCGTGACTATGTAGGGCTGTCTCCCCACCGTCCAGAAGGTCGGTGAGGTCTGTCTCTGTAAGCTCTTGCGATCCAAGAGTAATGCTACCAAGCTGCCAGGTGTTACCAGTAATATATAAGGCCCACTTAGCCTTGGAAGCGCCCTCAATCCTTGCCCTGTGGGAAATTATGCAACCACCAGCGGTTACGTTTCCAACCCCCGTGCCTGAAATTTCTGAGCAATATGTTTCAAATATACCCCTAACATCTTGTCCGGAGGTCGTGTCGGCAGCATTCACAGTATAGGCTATAAATCTCATAGCAGTGCTACCGCCATCTGCGTCTACAGCCGATATAACCCTCAATCCCCCGCCTGCTGGAATTTCCTTAATAAACCTACAAAAGGTATCAGTCTCCATTACATCTGTCATACCGTGATTAACGTCAGAAGACTTGAAGGCTAGTATATCATCATCAGCAGCACCCTGGTTGATGGTTATGCCAAGGGTCATCTTGGTGTTGGCATCATCACCAATAAATATACTACCACTCTGCCAGGTAACACCGCCTGCATCAATTATCCACCGTGTGGCTGCACCGTCTTGGACTGTCAGAAGGTTGGAATTAGCATCGTTGCTGCCGATACTGCCACCCACGATCTTACCACCTCTGATATTTACACAGCCATCAGCATTGTTGTCCTTGGCAGTTATATTGGTAGTGACAAGCCCAACCATCTCAATGCCCTTGTTGGGCGCACCCTCTGAGACACCGATCATAAACAACCCGCCAGTGCCAGCTTGAATCTTGCCAAATAATCCGTAGGTATCTGCCTCTGTTACGTTGGTACCACCATGGTCTACATCACTAGACTTGAAGGCTAGTATCTCGTCGTCAGCCTCACCCTGATTGATGGTTAGACCAAGGGTCATCTTGGCGTTAGCATCGTCACCGATAAGTAGGCTGAAGTCTCCGAAGGGCCAGTCGGCTGTCATGGGGACTGAACCGTCAGCCAGGAGATCACCAGTGCCAGCGCCAAGAGCAGATAGCTCGAATCGGTCATTGGCTTCATTCCATTTATAAACATCGCCATCATCAGGGTCACCAGCCAGCGTATCAGACAATGAAACCAACCTGGGTGCTGACAATACTCTAACAAGGAAAATGCCCACGTCGGCATCTGAGAACAGACAATACCCCACCACGGTTGTATAATTCGGTGCGTCCGGTGGTGTAGCACGAAGCGCCCCAGGCACACTCTCACTCAGGAACCCAACACTGCCAGAGGCAATGGCAGAGGTATCAATGCCCCTTACGAGTCCACCTATATTCACATATCCTTGGTTAGTATGTTCTATGTCCTCTGTTGCCATACCGATAGGGACGTTGCCCGTACCAGTCGCAGAAGAAGCCAGGGATATTTCCGGTCTACTGCCAGCGGCACCACTAACATAGACAACGTCACCGTCTTCAATAGTGCTACCAGTATTATTCACACATTTGACAAGCTGCTCCTGGCCTATCTGTAGGGTGACATTTCCACCCGGCAGACCGTACTCAAGTGTACCGTCCTCTGAGTTCCATTGAAGTCTACCCTCAACTGAACCATCTACAAAGGCCGTATTGAATTGCCAATAGTCTATGTTGTGGACCAAGTCAAGGCTAAACCCCTTATTTGTGAGTTGCCAGGTAGCCATTAAAATTTATCCTTAAAGTTGTCATAGGAAAGGCCATCGTATTCGTCGGCTGGGGGAGTGGGGAGTCCACCTACCCCTACTGCGTACTGAACAATCCCCGTAGACGTATCGTAGTATTCCACAATGTAGTTACCGTCTTTGTCCTCGTACCCCACATAGACATCAGTGGAGTCAACATAGTAACCACCCATCTTGTAGTTCTGCAAGTTGTCGGCAATTATTGCCAGTATGTCTTGTGCAGAACCCTCTTCTACAGTTAACGCACCGGATGGGTTCACCTTAACATTGACATAACCGCCACCGCCTGCTGTAGTTTCACCAACGATGACCGACTTCATCAACTGACATGACCTATCATGTATTACTTCTGCACCAACTGAGTGGATAGATGTCAGTATGTTACCACGATGTAATATGGTTTGTATTCTAAGGTCTGCTGTCTCAGTACCACCGTTAGTGTACTTAACACGGAAGTATCTGGCACATACAGGAAACTGAAAGCGTCTTGTTGTTGAGTTAGTGTGATCTAAGTGGAAGTTGTAGGAGTCATCCCAGTTTGTGCCGTCCATTGACCACTGGAACTGCATCCCTCCCTCTGCTGAGGATACGTCGGAGTGTAGGGTAATCGCTACCTGGGCGTAGCCTAGCATGTCCTCGCCAGTGCCTTCCCAGTAAGCATCTATACCAAGTTGGGCTACGGTTGAGTTAAGAGTTGAGAGGTCTGAGGTATCAGGGGTTGATGTCACATTGAGATCACCCTCAACAGTAGTGTAGGGCTGAGTCATCTTGTCCCACACTAACGTATCGGTATTCCACACATAAAGCTGAGTGGCAAGACCCAAGACTGTGGTATCCCCCACCTGGACAGGATGGATATTCCCGGTGGAGGGATCAATAGCACCTATCAGGGTGTACTTATCAGTCTCTGCCTGTATCTCTGAAGATTTAGTCACAGAATTTCTCCAATAAAAAACCCTATTACAACAAGCCACGACGACTTGAAGCAATAGGGCTAAGGGGTACCCTCAGTTAATTATAGTTTACTTATATGAACTATAGTTTACCATCATGTGGGTTATTTGTTCGAGAGATGGTATCGCATCCGTTCTGTGCTGACCAGTACCCTTACACACCGGGCAAGGTCTTGGGTTTTTCCAAAACGGGGTATCGTCATCATTGACCAGGATTGCGTTCCCCTTCCCACCACACAGTACGCATTTAATCTCATTTCTCCGATAGGCCGTCACGTCTGCAATCGTGATCTCTCTCATGAGGGTTTCTTCCCTCCATTCATTATCAACTCGACGTACCCGGCCATCTGCTCAAATGCGTCTTCGAGGTTCTTCCTGTCTTCTTCTGATACCGGGTTGTCAGGGTCAAAAGCAAGCATCGTCTTATACCTAAACATGGAGTGTTCACCGTCCATAGGCTCCATAAAAACCATACTGAAACCTATGCAGGCCATGTCAGCCTTCTCAAGGACATGCTTCACAGACTCTATAGTCTGAGCATTCCATTTCTCCAGGTTCAGCATTTCCATTCGATTTCTCCCAGTTGAACTTGTCGGCTGATTCGTAGCACAGCCCACACGGTTCGTCGCTAACCAAGTCCCTGTTAAAGTATAAACACTTCTCACACAACTCAGCGCCCTGAGGCTCACTAGCAAACTTGTCCTGGCCCACAGTTGCCTCTACATAAACTACTGGAAGCTCCCCCCGTGTTTCCTCACACCGATAGTTGCGCTGCATCCCTTACACCTCATTTCAGTTCGATCTTTATTCTCTGCGAAGACTGTTACGTCACAGGCTGGGCAGAATAAAGCATAGTGCCTCACCGTGCTAGGGTCTGCTGCTCCCCCGTCGGTACCGGGCGAACAGACAACGATGTCAACGGTGGCGCTGATCAAGCGGCCACTCTCGTCGTATATGAATTTGTCCATCTCTTTCATACTACACTCTTTGCGTGGTTCCTGTACCCAAGCGCCTTACCTCTGTCGTTATTCCATTTTCTGGCCTGCCTCGGAGTGGCCTCAATTCTTGCCAGTGAACAGGCTTTCAGGAAGACGGGGTCATTCATCCTACCCTCTCTCTGCCTTAGCCTCAACCCGGCCTCAACGTCCAGCGGGGGTGAGGATGGAAAGTTACTCCACCAGTTAGCTGACATTGTCCTGCACCTCGTTTGTGTCGCAGCTACACTTAGCCGCTTCGTCTTTGCAGCCGCCACATTCATCCTTGGGTTTAATGTCAAGACCCTTCATGGCTTCTGCGTTCAACACGCCTCGACCACACATCGGCTCATACTCTTCCATTATGGGCCGCATCATGAGCGGTACGAACTCTACCTGTTGTTTCTGATTACCCAGTGCCTGTATCTTCGACTCCTTGCCTTGGGGCATGGGAAAGACTCTTGGTGGCTCAAATATGCAGTACCCCCTTTTGTGAGGATACTTCTCCTTCATTTCCTTAGGTGGGTCCACCATCTGGCCGTAAATACAATAGCCGCATGTGAAATAGTTTATCTCTTCTGTCATCGGTTCTCCTTATGGTTCGTTGATCTCAACAACGTCAGTGCCTTTCTTGCCTGCACTGGAAAATTTACCTTCACCCCAAGGTGACTTACCACCCTTGAGGTGAAACGTGTTTGGAGACATGAGCTTCTTATGGGAAGCCTTAAAGTCGCAGTTCTCACACACCTTTATTATTTGTATAGGGTCCACTCTCGGTATCGCCCGGTAGAACTTCTCGGAGATGAACCCGCAGTTATCGCACTCAAATTCGTAGACTGGCATTATAACCTCTTTAGCTGTTCAAACAGCCACTTGAGTAGATTCAACCTTACCCTGTAGCACTTAGTACACCCTGCAACCTGTATCGCACCGTGAGCAAAGGACACGGACAGAGTGGTATTACAGTGCATACACCTGACATAGTCAACGTGTCTACAGCTTGACATCAGCCCTCCTGCCCTTCAGCGCCTGATAAAGGTATCTCTCGTCATCGGCTATAATCGTCAGTTGCATAGTGTGGCGATACTGACCGGGACACTTCACCATCTCGTATAGTCGGTTTCTCCCGTACTTCCTTGCTGTGCCTTGATAGGCTATGGCACGGAGTTTCTTGGCCTTCGATCCTCTCATTTAACCTCCACAGTTGCATACCCAAAGTTTCTTGCAGAGCCAACGGATCATGGCGTTTAGCCGTCCACCACCTGGAAAATAGGAACAGGGGGTGCGGTGAAATCGAAAGGGTCTGCATACATACCCATGTCTGACTCATGACCATCCGTGTTAATCGCAGTAACACCAACATACACGTCGGTCCCCAGTGGAAACCCAGCTAGGTCCGTAGGGACTATGGGGTCCACGCTAATACCAAACGCAGTGAACGGACTGAGGTAATCCGGAGTTGTTCCAGCCTTGTAGTACACCCTGTGAAAGACTACGTCAGCGGGTATGGTTGCCTGGTCAAAGTCTATTCTCTTAGTCTTGAATCTCGCCATTAGCTATATTCCTTTCTTAGTTGAATATCGGAGGTGGAGTCTTCCAGTATACCCACCAAGCCATTGGCTCGTAGGTCCCGTCTCCATCCAGGTCTGTCACTCCGTAGAGGACATCATCAGACCTAGCCCAACCAGACAAATCATTCTCAGGTACAGCCGGGTCAACAACACTGCAATCTGCCAGCCTGCATGCCTGCGCCTCGAATCGAAAGTGTCCTGACCGGGGGCGCATTATCGGCATTGAGCTTTCTGTTGTTACCCCTGTAGCGTAGGTGGTTTCCGGAGCCTTGCCAAACATGATTACCCTGATTCTGTACGCTGCAGCTTGGGGTACCGCATCCCACTGAAGAGTGACAGAGGGCGAGTTAATCATGTATTCGTATCCAGGTCCGATCCCCATGGCCGGGGATGCCAGGAATAGCAGGGCTGAAGTTGCCAATAGTACCAGCAGCTTACTCACCCGCATAAACCACCCTGTGTTTCAGGTTGTGACGCTTGGTTGTCCCGTTGCGTTTGATCCCCATGGCCTTCATGTCACGCCAGAACTCTGTGATTGAAGTGCCGTTCTCCATGAACCAACTACGGAGAACTTTAATAAGGGACTCAGGTTCGATCTTAATTAAAGTGGTAAGCGGGTTTTCTTTAATAACCGTGCCTACCACCCTCGTCGATCCAACGTCAGCTACTACTTTCAACGGCTTCCTCCATTGCATGAGTATCAATGTAGATCACATTCTCCTGGTGATCCTTCGCACACCTATACTTCTTGCCACCGAAGTCGATCACTTCATAGTTGATGGTCCTACAGGTTATGCCACCATCTGGCCGCTTCTCCGGAATGGTCATGCCGTATCCAACGAATTTCATCCTGACCACCCTGTAGGTCTTCACTATGTCGTACTTTGTTTCGTCCATGTTAATCCTATTATAACCGCAGTTCACAACAAGTCAAGATGTTTGTGACATTCTTGCGACATTACTTGCGACACCTGGGATAGCCTGGACAGGAACAGCCCCATCCAGCCCGTATTCGTTCACCGCAATATACACAGTACATAATAACACCTCTTGGCAGGCATGGTAGGACTCGAACCCACATAATCTCCATTAACAGTGGAGCGCCTTACCCTTCGGCCACATGCCTATATGACTAGCTTGCATATAGGCTTATTACCGAATTGAGGGTGACGTAGCCTCAAGCCTGCTATCCCGCCACCCTTACTTGACCCCCACTTACCGCTGTCTCTTGTTTTACCTGTTGGTTTCATGTTACACTCCGCTCCTGACCTTGGTAGGTCTAACCTTATTAGGTCTTCGTTTCATGAGTATCTCTCCCTTTTGCGTTCCTCGACCTTAGCTCTCCGCTCCTGCTTCTTAGAGAGTCTGTTTGGCCGATACGTTTTGCAGCCGTTACATAAACCTTTATCAATAGATATTTGAGGGACACACTTAGAGGGACATCTATCCCCGTGGATATTACCACACGGAGTGTCACTGCATGGTCCACAGTCTACGCCACAACAAATCATCTTGGTCCTCCACCCTTTAGTTTCATCTCGTTGTACCTCCACCGATACCTGGTCTACCAGGGAACTGTACCCATTTATGAGGTCTGTATTTCATTAGATGATCCCTCTGTCAGATAGGTACGAATAGGGAGTCTCAATAAGGTCCTCGTACATGCTGAGGTCTTCGTCGTCCTCGTCACCATCAAGCTCAATCTCAAGAACCTGAGTGCTTCTGCCAGTGTCAACGATCTCTGTCTCCACAATACCCTTGGGCTGTGCAAACACTACGCCAAGCTTACTGTAAAGATACTTAAAAGATTCGAGGGGGGTCAGATCAGCAACCTCAGACTGTAAGAGCGTGAAGCTCTGCGTGGGACTGTCATGTCCTGTGAAAAGCAAAGTAAGGTCACCCAAGTCATTCATCGTAACATCCATTCTCTTCATAGTAATCTCCTAATAAGTCGTTATTATTTGTTAAGTCTCGTTGGTCCACCCACCCGTGTCGGACCTGGAACTTTCTTCCCGGCCTTCTTCCTCATGGCCTCAGCATGCTTGCGCTTGGCCTCTGCCACCTCAGCAGCTATTTCCTCTGCTGTGCGCTGGTCAGCAGGGTTGGTTGCGTATGTAGTCATATCCTTCTCCTGTGGAGCCGTCAAGAGGAATCGAACCCCTGTCAAGGGCTTACAAGGCCCCCGCTCTGCCTGTTGAGCTATAACGGCATATATCATCCGTGGTGACTTCCGTGGTGACTTCCGTGGTAGCTCCAAATGGAATCGAACCAATGTCTGACGGTTATCAGCCGCCTGCTCTACCGTTGAGCTATGGAGCTAATGGAGTGCGGGGTGGGAATCGAACCCACGTCCTACGGGCCACAACCGTAGCGTAATTCCAATTATACTACCCTCACATGGTCTGAGGGGTAGGATTTGAACCTACGGCCACTGGACTCCAAGACCAGTACGCTACCAGACTGCGCCACCCCCAGATTGGTGGGGTAGCCTAGAGTCGAACTAGGACGGCTCGTTGAGCGACTGGTTTACAGCCAGCCCCACAGCCATAGTGGTCTACTACCCCGGAAATTCCGGATAATGATAATGATAATAGGGTATTGGGTTGGGCCACATAGTGTTCTCCTTAAAATTAACAAAAAAAATTTCAGGTTCGCTTACTGTTACCTATACTTTATATATATATGGGTGGTTGGATGGGGTCAAGTGGGGGAGGGGGGGGGCCTGTCTTCTGTGTGTGTGCGTGTGTATGCACCCATGCTCTCCCTCTGTGTGCGTGTGTATCATTTAATAATACATGCGTGTGCGCCTGCGTATGAGGACCAAGGTCAGGTGGGTCAGGGCAATGGGAAGCCTTGGTACCAGTGGGTGTAAGAGAGTGTGCCACTCTCAACGAGTAAGGGCCAGCGAGTGGGATCAGCCACTTACTAGCCCTCGTTCTGTTCATCCCTTATTATCCACCATTATAGCACGTTTACCGGGTATCCCCAGGCACCTCTTGACCAGGCTCAGTGGGCCGCAGCTAGGCCCCGGTAGCTGAGGGCATGCTCTGTGATGCCTCTCTACCCCATACTCCACTACCTTCTTATAAGAGTCGAATCGAATCCGCTTGGTAGTCGCTGTAGATGCACTGGTAGCACTCGTTTACATTTATTTTATTTAATACTTGACCTTTGTGCCTACATTTGAGATACTACGATTGAGCCTTGAGTTTGGCTCGAACGGCCCTGGCAGCGAGAACGGCTGACCACGGACTGGAAAACACCTCAACCGCAGCCGAAGCACGGCAAACCTGACTCCGCTCCCCAGTAGGCAGTATGCAGGAGCGCAACGTCCCCCGGTAGCGATCCACTTGCACAAGCACGGCAAAGTCGAGTGGCTTGCAGCCTGGGACCAGGCAACCAGAGTGAAGGGCCAGAGCCAAGGTGAAGACAAGCAGGCAGAGATCAATACAAAGGCAGGGAAGGCGGGGCCGCAAGGCTTATGCTGGACTAGCATCGCTAGACTAGCTCACCGTGGACCTAGGTGGATACAGAGCCACTGTTAAGACCTTTGGGATAAACTGCCGCCAATTCCTTTTCTCTCCATCCTAAGCATCCAACTAGGTCCATAAACGTGCAACCATCAACGATCTAGGAGGGTTTACCATGGCAACAGTAAAGGCAGAGGCACATGCGGCAAAGATTGACTTTTCCAAGACCAAGTATGCAGCCGTAACCGCTGGAAGGGCCAGGGCTAAGGCTTCAGGGCTGACCAAGGACTACGACGTGGCGGTCTGTATCATGGTCGAGCTTGACAAAGCTGGACTGAAAATAGTCCGTAAGCCCAGCAAGGACGGCCTTCGAGAGTTTGGCAGACGGGTAGGCAGTGACAATGTGACCGTGGCAGGCATGCGTGAGGCCAGCAAGTAAGAAAGGACCAGGCTTGTGGGCCTGGTTGGACGCTTAGAAATGTAATGAATACACCAACATAGGAGAGAGAATTATGAGTGCAAGAAGGAAGATTAAATCAGCAAAGAGCATTCCCTCGTTGACTCCAGCGAAGATGCTAAAGACACTGATAACGGCCTTCGAGAACCGTTTGCAGCTTTTACTGGTTGGCTCTCCCGGTGTAGGGAAGACTGAGCTAGTTCTGGCAGCGGCTAAATTCTTGGGCTACAACGTGATAATTATGCACCCGGTTGTCTCTGATCCTACTGACTTCAAGGGTTTACCGTGTTTGGTGGATGGTCAAGCAGTATTCTTGCCGTTCAAAGAATTGCAAGAGATGATTGACGCAAAGACCCCAACCATAGTGTTCTTGGACGATCTAGGGCAAGCTTCGGCAGCGGTTCAGGCCGCTGTAATGCAGCTAATCTTAGGCAAGCGGATCAATGGTCATCACCTCAGTGACAATATCATCTTTGTCGGTGCTACCAACAGACGAGAGGACATGGCAGCGGTTCAGGGCATCCTCGAACCAGTCAAGTCCCGGTGGCATTCGATAGTTGGGCTGGAAGTGGACGTGGAAGCATGGTTGACTTGGGCCGAAGATAACGGCATCAACGCCTATGTCAGAGCCTTTATAGCTAGACGACCAACGCTTCTACACGCTTTTGAGCCATCCCAGGACATGGTGAATACTCCAAGTCCCAGGACGGTGGTCAACGCTTCAAGGATCATTGACGCTAATTTTGACCCCGATGTCCGTAGAGCCTTGATAGCAGGGAGTGTGGGAGAGGGCTGGGCTACTGAATACCTGGCTTTCATCGACATGGTTGACCGCATGATAGACCCCAACGTAGTCATCCAAGCACCGAAAGACGTAGACGTACCAAAGGATCACGACGTTTTGTATGTCCTTTCGTTGGCTTTAGCTGACCGTGCCACCGATGCAAACTTCAATAATATCATGGTGTTTGTCAATCGGATGGAAGAGCGAGAGTTCCAAAAGCTCCTGGTCAGTGTAGCTACCAGACGTGATGAAAACCTAAAGAATACCACTGGTTACATCACCTGGGCGACTGCTAATCCGGAGCTTCATAACTAAAACCCTTCTTCGATACCTCAACCCTAAAGCGAGTCAACGCTAGACGGCCATGCAGGGCGGGTCTAGCTGGGCTGCAAACCTAAGTGGAGGGGCCGGGTAACCGGATAAACAAAATTGAGGTATTCGTAGGATGGTAATTAGTTTAACAATAATAACTACATAGAGAGAAGGAGGGAACATGATTATCAAGACCGATATTCGTGAAAAGGCAATGACAGTGCAGTTTAACAGCAAGTGCTGGACTGCCAGGAAGTTTGACAAAGCTGCCACCCAGAAACACAACGTGGATCAGGGCGCAGACAAGGACGCTTCAAGGATCAACAAGCTTTTGATCCCCAAGAGCATCATTGACGGCCCGGTCAAAGCTAGGCAGCATGCCCAGCACAAGATTCATGACGTATTCACCAGTAAGTGGGCCAGCAGAGGCGTAAACATCCTGAAGGCAACGGTCTACGAGGAATACGCTACCCTGATGTCATCGGCTGAAGAGGCTTTCTGGCAAGCGGTGGAAGTGTTCATGACCCGCTATCAGCTATTCTACGACAATCTCTGGGAAAAAGGACCTGAGAGAATGGGTGGAATGTATGACCGTGATGACTACCCAAGTCCCCAGGAAGTCAAGTCAAAGTTCACTTTCAAGGTCCACTATGCCCCGATCACTCATTCTTCTGATTGGCGCATAGGCGGGTTGGCGGCTGACGAGACAAAAAAGCTGGCGGCTGCAGTGGCTGAAAGGGAACGTGAGCTACTGGCGGGTGCCATGAAGTCAGTCTGGGAGCGGCTTCACAAGGTTGTTAGCAAGGTTGTGGAGGTGCTTGGAACGGCTGACGCAATCTTTAGGGACTCGCTAATTGGGAACGTGATTGACCTCTGCAGCATCTTGCCGGACCTCAACCTGGAGGATGATCCCCAGCTAGAGGACCTGAGGAAAGAGGTCGAGCGGTCCATTGGCTCCCTGGACCCCGCAATGCTTCGAGAGGACCCCGAAGGACGCAAGCGGGTTGCCGAAGATACCAAGGAAATACTGGACAAGATAGGAGGTTATTTCTAGTATCAAATTGAGGGCTAGAGTGGCGACTAGCCTTCATCTGGATACTACTGAAACAACTGATAAACACTTAACAGGAGTTGGTATTATGAAATGCGAAGCGACTAAAGCTATGGAAAACGCCCGTGCAGGGCTAGTTTCCAGGCATCCGTCTCTTGGTTTCCTTAGCTTCAAGCTGAAGTGGTTTCCTGATTCGACGACTCCAACGGCTTGGTGCGACGGTGTAAGCGTAGGCTTTAATCCGGAGTTTGTTCTCAGCCTAACCAAGGCAGAGCGCAGGTTTCTGGCCGCTCACGAAGTGGGGCATCCGATGTTAGGCCACCACCTCCGAAGAGGGGACCGGAACCCGAAACAGTGGAATGTAGCTTGTGACCATGTGGTCAACCTGATCCTTCAGGGTCAAGGGTTTACAGCGATCAAGGATACTTTTTGCGACTACCAGTTTAAAGGAATGGCAGTTGAGCAAGTATTTGCGATCCTATTCCCCCCCGGTCAAGAGAATGAGGACCAGGACCAGGATTCAACAGAGAGCGGTCAAGGAGGCGATTCTAGCCCTCAGGACGACGAAGAGGCATCAGGGGGTCAGGAAGGCCAGGAAGACGGCTCAGGGGACGAAGGAGGTGGCTCAGATGACACTGGAGACGCAGAGGGCGATCAAGGCGATTCAGGAGGCAGCGGAAGCGGACTTCCGGATCAGTCAGAGAGTGCTGGCGAGGCTGCTGGGGCTGGAAAGCCAAGTGGCAAAGCTGATGAAGAGGCTGGAGAAGGTGGAGGGTCAGGTGAAGAGGCCCCACGAAGCAGCACTGAGGCCGGGAGCGATCCTGTAGACTACAGCCAACCAGGTGAGGTGAGAGACTACCCAGGTGAGGCCCCAGAGGACTTCGAGGCTGAGGCAGAGAAGTGGGACATAGCAGTTCAGCAGGCGGCTCAGATGGAGCGCAGACTGAGTCCTGAAGGCAATCTACCAGGGTTTGTTGAGACAATTCTCGACAACATCAGTGATCCAAAGCTGCCATGGCAAGAGATTCTTTCCAGGTGGCTGTCAAGTAAGGCCAAGAACGACTATAGCTGGACAAGGCCGAACCCCAGGTACTCAGCAACCGGGTTTATCCTGCCAGTGCTTGAGAGTTTTGAGTTAGGCCGGGTGTCGATCTTCTGGGATACTTCATGCTCAGTAACAGACGACCAGGTGGCCGATATTGGCTCAGAGACTCAAGGAATCTTAGCCCACTTTCCCGGTGTACTGATAGACCTTTATCACATAGATACTAAGGTCCAGTACATAGAGGAATTAGACCTTAACACGGACTGGGATCAGATAACCGCAAGAGGTAGAGGCGGGACTGACTTCAGACCAGGGTTTGAGGCTATCGAAGACAGTGAGGAAGAGTACCCGGTGGGAGTAATTTACATGACTGACGGTGAATGCTCCAAGTTTCCGGAGCCGCCAAGTTACCCGGTGCTTTGGATTGTGGTTGACATGCCACAAGACTTCCGCTTCGATCCTCCATTCGGTGAGGTGGCATACTACAACGACTTCTAAGAAACTTCTAACAGGACGCAGTGCAAGGCTAGGACTTTCAAGGAGAGAGGTTGATGTTTGAAGGTGATAGGGTGGAGGACCATGGTCCTTGTGGAACCACTCTTGATCCTTGAACCATTAACTACCTGGGGGAGTTAGCCCGAAAGCACTGGACGCAGTGTGAATGCTCCGATGGAGCGGTCCTACAGTAGGGCGGCAGGCTGACAAATCCCCTGCAAAGGAGGTTGGTGTTTGAAGGTGAAGGCCATTTTAGCCCGATGAATGGCCCGATCCTTGAACCATTAACCAAGGAGGTGGTAAGGTGCCAAACAGAATGACGTTTGAGAGTTGGCAAAAGGCCGATAAAGAGGCCAGGGAAACTGCCATAATGCCTACTGCCATGACAATGCTGGAAGTCTGGGATAGCGGTGATACCAGCATTTTACCTGGTAAGTACCCAGTGGCAGAAGTTTATGTCGGTCATGACGAGGTGGTATTGCTTGATGTTCGGTACTATCTTACCCTTGACGGCTTTGTGCCTGGTCCGGTGGTCCTATCATACAAGGAAGTGATGGGCCTAGTGGGACTGGGACTGGCCGACTACAGCTAAGGAGGTGGCGTAATGCCGAAGACCTTTACCCAAAGGTACGACGAGGCGCTGGCTACGGAGAGGCAGCGGCCCGGTAAGTCAGATGATAGGTATTTCGAGAAGTATCAGTACGGCATAGGATCAAGTAAGCAGCACAAAGAGGCAATGGATTATATCTACAATCGTGTAGAAGACAGTGACGAGCCGGGGGTTCACCTGGCATTTGAAGAGACTCAGAGCATCATGCTAGACATTGAGGACGAAGAGGTGAGGTGCCAAAAGTGCAAGCGTGGCATAGAGGTGTACTACGAGGCAGTCTTCGTGGTTGGTATCTATGTCAACGACGAGAAGAAAGGCCAAGAGTTTTGGTGTAAACAGTGCGCTGTAAAAGGCATGAAGTGGAGCAACAAGCATCCACTATTGAAAGGAGATTTTTAATGAGGGATTTGGCATGGATCAAGGCAGCAAACAAGGTTGCCGTTGAGGATTACGAGGCGGCTAATGCGGAGGAAGACAAGGTGGAGAAAATCGTTGACGAGGTAACAGCGGTCCATGAGCGCATGGAGAGGGCTGCAAAGCAGATTTCCAGCTTGTGGCGCTATATCGTCATCGACGGTGAGGGCAACACTCAGAAAAATCCACTGATGGGCCAGGACGATGTCTTCCGGATGTTTCCGGAGATCAACCCCAGGTGGTTCGAGAACTTCGGTATCGTGGAGCTTACCATTAGGCAGAAAAACGGAACCCAGTTGATTCTCAAGAAAGTGAGGTAAACATGAATTGTCCGAACCCAGGTTGTGACGGTAAGCTGAGAAATATCTTCTACAACCTTTTCAGTGACGAGTCAGGGGCCAACGTGGAAGCTTCCTGCACTAGCTGTACCAGGAATTTCGTAGTGCAGATAAGCGAAACGGATTTTGTCGATCAGGCCGATCTGTAGGTTGGTGTTTGAAGGTGATAGGAAGGGGTCTGCGTGACAATGCGTATGGGCTTAGGCCCAGTGGCCTTCCTTGATCCTTGAACCATTAACCCGAACAGGAGGTTGTGTAGTATGGACGATAGGGTTGTGAAGACATGCCCAAGGTGTAACGGTGACAGGGGTTTCTGGCGGGACAGTAGCAAACATTGTACTGGGACCTGGCATCCCTGCATAACCTGTAAGACCATTGGCAAGGTAAAGGTTTCCAGCATGGCAGAGTTTAGGCGGCTGGAACGCATGGTAGCGAACCCCAGCAAGGCAACCACAAAACAACGTGAGAAGGAGAAATAGATATGCCAACCGAAGTTTGCAGCATCTGTAAATGCACGTTGACTATCAGGGTCTGCAAGAGTGCCGCAGGCTACTACCTGGGGTTCATCTGCCCCAAGGACGGCCCATACAGCAGGGCAACTGGCTACTACGCCACTGAGGGAGAAGCTAAGGAGGTCCTAAGCGCCTGGTTAGGAGGTGGCTAGTGGAGGACTTCCTTTATAATGGATGGAGGGTCCTGGTTGTGATCCTGGTCCTCCTGAATCTCACACGGTTCATCTACTGATGGAGGTTTATCACATGCCAACAGGAATCTATAAACCGATAACTGACGAAGGTATTTACGCTGAATTGATGCGTTTTCACCATGAGACTGACGTTGACATGGACGACATAGACTGGAAGGAGGGTTGGAATCTTGAAGAAGAATTACAGCTTCGACGTTTTGTCGGATAGGGTTTGCTTGGAGCCGGGTTGTAGCAAGAGGATCAAACAGCGCCTGGTGGAAAGCAAGGATGTGAGGCTCTGCTACGAGCATGAGCCGAAACGGAACATCTCAGGACACAGCAAAAGGAGTCGGTAGTATGAATGATGTAACTTTTAGGACTGGGTGGCACCAGTTTGGTGTGATGGTTCTCGCCTACGTTGTCGGATTGATTGCAACTTTTGCTCTGCTGGTCATTGGCAGGGCAGGAGGGGCAAGCGATCAGGGTACCTTTATCCTGGCAAACATAGGGCTGAGGATCACATGTGGATGGATAGGGCTTAACCTGGCCCGGTGGAAGAACAACGGGGCTGAGGTTGGGATGACCATACTAGGTGCAATCTTTGGATGGTTTGCTATCGCTGGCTATGCTCTCTTCAGTGATAAGAAGGTGAAGGCGGTAGACGTAGTGGTTGAGCAGATTGACCTATACCTGGAACCAGAGTGGAAGGAGGATAAATAAAAAGAAAGCCCCCTAGCCGTGAGGTTGGGGGGCCTTTTTTTGTCCTTTTTCTATGACCTGACCTTGTAAACCTTATCAGTCCTAGTGAACTGGGGCTTGTGAGGCTTATCAATACACGCCCTACATGGCAGATCACCGGGGAGAATGTTCATGTAAAAACAGTCTTCGCAAAGGGGGGCCTCGAACACAGCCATCTCGTCCGGATGGTCGGTCACGGGTTCACCACCAGGTAGAAACAGCCCTTCCTTTTCAATGTAGGTGAGCATCTTCTGTTCGATCCTGCGAACCTCAGCATTCACTTCGGCAGTGGTTGGTATCTCGTCCTCGAAGCCCATGATCTCTTCTAGTAGGATAATACCCGCTGAGAGGTAGTTAATTGCCCCATACAGCTCCCTTATGGCCGCATCCGGAGCCATCCGTGAAGATTCGATGGTTTTCTTCACTGCCTGGAAGAGCGGACCAGCAATGGGGGAACCAGCAATCCAGCGGTTGATCACGCATATTTTCTGGTTCTCAAAAGCTTCCCCGTCTGCGTGTCTCTCCTTACCCTTCCCGGCTTTGGCCTGCAGCATTGCATCTGCCAACACTCTCTTGAGACTTGCATACCTATCATCCACTAAAGGTGTATTATCCATTGCTATCAACTCCTTTTGGGTCCATGCCCATGAGGTCTAGGATTGCTTGGCCTGAGATGCGCCACTCGTTGCCGCCCGGTTTGGCTCCCTGGAGCTTCCCAGCCTTCAGCATCGTGTGAATGTTTGCAACACTGTAGCGCAAGATGTCTGCCACTTCCTGAGGTGTGTAAAATTTGTACGGGTCTATTCCTGCCACGTTTATCTCTCCCCTTTCTATCCTGCCTTGGATTCTTACCAGAACTCTCTCAAATTTACGATACCCCCACTGGTTTGGCTTGTATTCCTCTGTATCAAGCTTGGCATAGATTCGCTGGCACATGTCCTTGAATCTCTCCTTAGCTTCCCAACGGTAGAACGTACCCGTCGGAGCCTGGTGTATGCGCTTGAAGTAGACCAAGATCAGCGCCCAATCTTGCTTTGTAAGTCTCCTGATTATATTGTCACAGTCGATCCATGTGTACCACCAATCTGGAAAATCAAAATTTTCAGGAGCAAGGTGGGGGGCTTTCCCCTCATTGTCCTCACTGATAAACACAGCGGGAATTGAATAGTCACGGACAGCTTCGCCATAGTCATACCAGTAAAGGAGAACTGAAACACCACTGGGAAATTTCATTTGTCACCTTCCGTGTCCAGGGTCATTCGCATTCTGTTGATCTCGGCATTGATTGCCGTTTGAAAATTAACAGCCTCTGCGTAGGCTTCAGGGGTGACTGTGAGTCTTGCCAGTAGAGTGACAGCCTTGTGCATCCATGATCTAAGATTAACAGTCCATTCCGGTCTTGATACTTCGTCAGGATAGATGATGTGGTGATTCTGGTAGACTGGTCCACTGTATGCTCTCCTTTTTTTAGCCATCGTCATCCTCCAAGTCCAGTTCAGGATCAGCGCCCAATTCATCAGGACCGTCGATGATTGAGAACCCGTGATGGTCAAATAGCTCGTCCAGTTCAGTGGTGGGACCTTCGTACCCATCATCCGTATCCAACACCCCAAACTGTTCGTCTGACGTAGGTTTCCTTGCTGACATATTCTCTCCTTAGTTAGTAGGGGGCAGGGAGCGGGATCAGGGAAGCTATCCCCAAGGCGGCTACCCAAACCCCCCACATGGTTAGTGTAGGCTAGAAGGGGATGTCATCATCAGGTCCTCTTCCTCTACCAGCGTCACGGCCTCGGTCATCATTCCGGGTATCTTGCCTACCAGAGTCACGGCTTCGGTCATCTCGTCCCCGGTCATCTCGTCCACCACGTCCTGAATCACGGTCACTGCCACCGCCCCGGTTATCTTGTCTTGAGTCACGACGGTCATTGCCTTTGTCGTCTCTCTGGTTAGAACCACGGTCATCCCTAGAACTTTGACTCCCGGCTGAATCTTTCTTTTCCCAAGGGTCAGGAATTTCGATGATAAACATGGCCCGAATGAATGTCGCATACTTCTTATTCCCCTCTCGGTCTTCCCATGAGTCGGTAAGAAGCTGACCTTCAACGACTACCCAGTCATCCTTACGGAACTCCATCTTGTCAACGTCCTTACCAATCCGCTTGACGGTGTGGTAGCTAGAGCGTTTCTCGTACTGCTCCTTCTTGGTGTTGTACCAACCATCATCAGTCACGACACGGAGTTTAATGGTCGGAGGACCACCATTGGGGATGTTGCCATACTCAGGGTCCTCTACGATTCTTCCAGCGATCTGATGTCTGTTCAGCTTCATTACTTCTTCTCCTTGTAAGTGTTTATTATTTGTTCTCGTAACTTATCAAAATCCCAGCGTTTCATGTCGGGGTCACTCTGGTACCTCATATTCAGCCTGCGTATCTCTAAGGCCATTTCCTCCTTCCTGTTTTGCTCTGGGGAAACCTTCAAATCTTCCCATCTCTCTCTGTTAAGCCAAGGTCCAGCACCCGGCAGATATTTGTTCTCTGAGGCATCTTTGAATACCCCAGCCATGTCAATTTTCAAGGCTACTAGAATCTGGTCGGGAGAAACCGTCTTGATGTGTTTATCCCAAGCCTTCCTAGCTGCCTTTTTACTGTCGCCCTTCTTTGGGTATTTTTCCCAGAAGGTCATGAAGTTCTTATCATCTATATTGTCTTTACCGTATGTTTCTTTCTTTCTTTCTTTCTTTAGGCGCTGTACTTCCTCTGATGTCTTGACTTTAGGAGCGTTCTTGTAGTCTGTACTGACTATAGTTGTAGTCTGTACTGACTCACTTTTGAGTCTGTCCTGACTATATAGTCTGTCCTGACTATGTAGTCTATACTGACTACACTTACTCCACTTGTCAAAGTGTTTGTTAAATCCGATCATCCCTTTCTTCCTCTTGACGACTTTCTTCCTTAGAAGGTTATTCTTAACCCGGTTGATGTTCGCTCTTGAGATTCCAGTACGTCGATGCCACTCCGCATTGATCCAAGGTGTCCACTGACCGTCCTGTCCCTGCATATTCTTTCGACCATAGGTGAGTCTCCAGAGGACCATAATGAACTGCCACTCATTGGGAGAGAGCCTAGCAAAGGCCATACCCTCAATCACCTCATGGAAGAGTTGGATATGTGGGTCCTTAGTCTTTCGGGGGTTAGCCACTTATAGTCTCCCTTCCTAGTGACACTCCGAAGAAGCCGAACATGAATCCGTACCCGCTCTCCGTCCCGTCGTCAGTGGTGCCACCGTACCTGAACGATCCGAAGCGTTTATTACTCAATTCCACATGGTTCCAGAACAGGTGTATGCTAATCATGATGACACTCCGTATAGGGCTGCGGTGCAGCCTGAGAGGGTTTTAGTTTTACCTACGACTACGACCTCACCAGTCTTCTTTAGCTCTGAGATTCGAGCAGAGACAGCGGTGTAGCCTATCAGGAAGTCGATGGAGAGTTCTTGACAGCCTATAGGTCCGTACTGTTTGATGATCTCTAGGACGTAGGTTCTCTGTTGTGCCTTGACACGGCCAACAAAAATGTTAGCCTCCTTAGACTCAGGGTTACCCTTGTGTTTCTTAGCGCAAATATCAATCAGTTCCTTATTGTATCCTATTGTCCTTTTCATTCGTTATCCTCCATTCTGTCCCTTAGTTCGACCATTAGGCGATGGACAGCGTACAAATCTTTTCTGAGGTGTTTCATAGCCATCTTCAGAACCCACTTAGGAATACGGTCAGAGCGGCTTTCCATCTCTGTGATCCAATAGTCCAGGTCGGAGTAATCGGACCAGGTGTCCTTAATGGCAACATCTAACTTGCCCTTCATCTCACTCATTTATCCTCCTTCTCAGGAAAGAGTATTTGAAGCGCCCTATCCCAGTTGTCACCGTCTGATCCCTCGTTCTCCATCATTGTAATATAAGTCTTTGTCAGGGACTGTAACGGTTGTGCATTCTCGTCAAGATCAGGCTTGTCGAACTTACCAGCTATGGCATCTAGGAGTCGCCCATCCTTATTAATGAACTGAGCAGCCAACTCAGGTACCGGAACCCTAGCGGCTCCGTACTTCCTCTTCCTGTTTTTGTAGTATTCCTTCTGTCCCTCGTAGTCGGTAGGGATCAGTTCATTATCCACAGCCATCTCCACCGAATCGCCCTTTGGAACGCCTAATAGGTCATGCTTGTGAAGAGCATCCAGGTAAGTCTGGTGTGTGATAGACTCTAGTTCCGCTTTTGACATTGCCATGTCCTTACTCTCCGTGATACTGACTGAGGTGTAGAATTGCTTCCAGTTGAATGTAGCTAGGTTGCCATCGAACAGTACGTCAGCCATTAGGCTATCCACTGTAGGTGTGTGACGATGTAACGTGCCAGGGTGACTACACCAGCACACAAGCATACGAACAGCCAAACATGTGCTATGACTCCTATAACGTATTCAAGCATTTTACACTCCGTTATGTGAAGAGTTTAGCCAAGCCACAGATTACGACACCAACAATAGCCAGCATAGACGCAATCCCTATGAACACTCCGATGTCGAAGAGGTTGATCCAAGGCTCTCCACCTCTCTTGAGGCTGTCGAGGATTACCACTTGCCAAACATCTTTGAATCCTGCAAGTATCTGTTTCATAGTGACACTCCGTGAATGTTAAGGTTACTGACGTAGTTGACTGGTGGCTTTACGATCTTGAGGTACCTTGCCCTATAGAGAGATGCCACTACCATCCTACACTCTGCATGTGTCATGAAACCCCTCTTGTGCAGGAACATCGCTTCATCTCTGGCTTCGAGGTAGAGGTCTGTTCTGGCATCCCTGGCTTTACTAGCTATGGAGTAAGTCTTGGGTGGAGTATAGTCTAGCCACTTTCGCTCGTCGTCACACCATTTTAGATACATTTGTTTCATATTACTCTCCGTTATGTGGTGAACTTGGATAGTCTGAGAGCCAGGAGCCTAAGAGCTAGGTCCCTTTCTTCTCGAACCTTTTTAAGCCTTGACCTGGCCTCGTTGGTATAGTCCTTCCACGTCTGAAGGTCTAGCTCGACCTGTTGAAGTTGCTCTGTCTGTTTGATAGAGGCAGCGTACATTTCCCTCCACCTCTTGAGGTCTTCGACGAGTTGTTTCTTGGTGAATTTCATAAAGTCCATCTCTTTTCTAATTGGCATGTTACTCTCCGTAGTTGACTATTAGCATGATTGTAATAAAGAGGTCCCCTACCATCCATGAGTTCTCAGCTTCCATTGCGTCAGGAATCTCAATGTCTGCCTGGTCCTCTATGTTGGTGATTAGCTCGACCATGTCTAAGGAGTCAGCACCAAGGTCTTCCTTAAACCTCTGACTAGCGCAAACTCCACTGATATTGAACTGGTCCTCTATGATTTTGATATACCTGGTAAGTTCCATACTACTCTCCGTTTAGGGTCCGTCTTCTCGCTTCGGTAGCCGTGATGTGACCGTCTACCTCCGACGGCAAAGACTTCCAATTCTCCACTATCAGGTCATGACCAATAGCGGCCAGCAACATCCCTATGTCTCGTACATCGTTACTGTGAGGGACTGTACGGGCTGACACGTTAAAGGTAAGCTCGTCGAGCATGTTCTTGAAGTAGGTGATCCTACCCTGTACCATGCCCTTGTCTGAATCGTAGGAGAAGACGATCTCCCCTTTATCCTTGTTGATTCGTAACATTGACGATCTCCTGTTCGACGCTGCAGAGTAAGCAGACGTAGTATTTTGCAGGGTCCTTAAAGGTTTGCAAGTGCGCTCCTTCCGAAGCAAAAATTTTTTCACAGATCATACATTTAACCTTCATGTCTATGAATCCCTTTCTCCCATCTGTCTAGTGCTTCCATAATGGTTACGGACGGCACCTCCTGAGTGCTATACTCACCCGTTGTGGCGTGAACAAACATCCGGATAGCCGCAGCATAGACCAACTTGCGAGGTAGCCTGTCAGCCAGCCATACATAGAATTTAACTTTCATCGTAGCCCTCCGCAAACTCTCTGTAGATGGGGTCCATGACGTAGTCCAGGTACTCTCTTGCATTGAGCGGGTGGAAGAACAGGTAGTAGACTGCTGCCCACATAATAACTACAAATAGTGTGTTCATTCGCCCCTCCCTATGGCAACGGTCCCCTTGAGCGGTTCAACGGGAGCGATAGCGAATGAGAGTACGCAGTCTTTGAGGACTTCAAGTACGGACGATTCCTCAATAAGGGTACCCATGTGATTCTTAATGTCTGCCATGTTGAGGGGATAGCTATACATGGTAGGTGAGGAAGCCCGTGTCCCGTGGACCAGGTTGATTAGGGCAAACGTACTATCGCCAGCAGCGGCTACGATATAATAAGTCTCACCGTGTGGCTGTGAGTGCCTGATGACTGTACCAAAGTTAGTTTCCTGCATCTGATCTCCTTATCTCGAAGGCCACAACATCACAGTCATCATCATGGCAGAAGACTGTGATATGTGGGTTAGCGTTAGGCTTAGGCCCAATGCGTTCTGTGAGCCTAGCAGCCTCTATGGACCTCAGTATGGCTATGTCGTAGTTGCTCATTTGTACGGCTCGTCCACAGTCTTATATTCAAGGGTGCCGTTGATCTCGCACCGGACCTTGATCTCTTCCAGTAACTCCCTAGTGGTGGCAAGACCCAAGGAGGGTTCCGTTACCAGGTTAATGGGCTGAATCCTCTCAAGGTCGGGGACGTGATAGGTCAGCTTGTTGGTAGCATAGAGGACGGCACATGCGTCACACTCTATTGAAGGCGATCTTGCCCCGTTGTAGAGCAAGTGTAACGAACATCTGATACCTAGCATTATTTGTACTCCTTCTCTGCTTCGAGGATATAGTTGATCTGGTCCTTCTTGATCTCCTTGACCTGAAGTTCCATAAATAATTCACGAATCTGCCCGGTGGTGTAGCCTTCCAGTTCCTCACGTCGAGTCTTTTTAGGGACGACAACTGGGAACGACATGAGTGTAAAGGGGGTACACCAGCTACCCGGCATTATATTTGTCAGGGAGCCTTGTGCTTTCTGTGCTTGGAGTTGCTTTTCCATGGCCGCTTCGGTCTTCAGCCGTTTAAGCATGCGCTCTGCCTCGGTCTTGAGGGTTGACATGTCAGCCTGAATACCCGTAAGCTCCTGGGCTTTTTGCTGGATCAAAGCACCGATTGCTGATGGAGATTTCCAGCCACCATCGTTGGTCCACCACCCAAGCGCCCTGATGGTCTGCCTAAGTTTGTATCTTAATCCGTCGCTATCCGTTATTACCATTGTCGTCCCTCCTTATTTGTATGTGGCTCTCCATGGGTGAACCTTACGACCACTGGTGCCGCCCACCAGCTTGTCGAGCTTGACCACCTTACCCTTGGCTCTAAGCTCGTTCAGCGCCCGGTTCACTGATACCTTGGGGATACCTTCCTCAAAGTATTCAAAAAGATAGTTGGCCGTCATTGCGAACGGCCTAATGTCTACCAGCCTGTCATAAATCTGCTCAGTCTGACTTTTCACTCTCCTGTCTCCTTTCGCAGTCTGTCCTTGTGCGTCTGTAGCCACGAACACATCTCGTTGTAGGTGTGTAGCATCCTGGTGATCCTGGGTGATAGCACCCTCTCCATCCTGTCAAGTTCCTCATAGGTGATCCACTGGGGATCAGTTGGCTTATGAGGGAAGACGAAAATCTCTAGGTCATCGTCAAGTAATATATAATCCTTTCTCATGTGTTACTCTCCGTGCTTGGTAAGTATGAAGTACGGCTCTTTCGGGGTTGGTTCCCAGTCACTACTCTTGAGGGTCACTATCTCGTCTAATGCGACATCTGTGTCGCTTTTAGAACTTGATCTCACGCTGTCTGGGTTCGCTGCTCGACTCGCCCTCTGAATCTCTTCCAGCATCACTAGGAGGGGCAAAGTCAGAAGCGCAAGGGCCTGTAGCCACAGAATCGTGTTCTCCATAATCACCTCTTGCCATGTTTGAAAAGTTAGTGTACTTAGCTTCCCATGTCAGGTATACCGTGCCTGTAGGACCCTTTCGTTGCTTCCTACAGATAATCTCAGCTACACCAACATGCTCCTTGTCACACTCTTCTTCGGGGCTAGGACATTCGTTACAGTAGTATTCATCCCGGTAAACAAAGAAGATAACGTCAGAGTCTTGCTCTATGTCACCTGACTCTCTAAGGTCTGACAGGATGGGCCGCTTGTTCTCTCTGGCTTCACAGCTACGATTCAACTGACAAACGAGTATCACAGGAATGTCAAGCTCCTTAGCGGTGGCTCTGAGGACTTTTACCGCATCTCCAACCTCCTTATATCTCTGTTGACCGTTTCCATCATCTCTCAACAACCCCAGGTAATCTATTACGGCTAATTTTAAACCGTTGTATCTGAGGTTTGCCTGAGAGATGGACATACGAAGCTCCTGAGCCGATAATCGGGGAGAGTCATTAATAATGATAGGGTGGTGGTCCTGAAGCCTCTCACATGCAGTCTGAAGCTTCTCATACTCGTCCTGATTAAGGAAGCCACCTCGTACCCTGTCTGCCTCTACCCTGGCATCAGCTACCAGCATTCGCTCGACTAGGCTTGAGACATCCATCTCAAGTGACCCAATATACACTGGGCCTTCGTGTGCCGCATACTTAGCTACCTGTGCAGCAAATGCGGTCTTGCCCATGCTAGGACGGCCTGCCACTATAATAAGGTCCCCGCCCTGCAGTCCTGATGTTAGTTCATTCAGCTTGGTCCAGGGTGTCTCTACCCCAGTCAGCTTATCCGATCCTCTCCGTGCCTGTATCTCTTCGAGTACGTCGTAGGCTACGTCTTGAGCCAGCGCCTCGTTGGAAACAGCACGTCCAGCGCCCAGTTCCAGGGGCTTTGTTTGGGCCATCACTAACAAATCGTCAGTCTTGCAACCGTCCCCTTCTTCATGAATCAGGGCCTTGGCATGAGCTATCACCTTCATGCGTAAAGCCCTGTCCTTGACTATCCCTTCGTAAATCTCTTGCCGTTTGGGGTTGGCGTACATGTTTTTCAGTTCGTTCAGATAGTCTCTCATATCTGACAACTGACTCCCTGACATCTCGATCATCTTATGGTTAATGGTGATCACGTCAGGTACGGTACCCTTGTCCCTTAAAACGATAGCGGCTTTCAGTATTTCTTCGTGCCTATCGTCCATGAGGTCATCAGGCAGAAGGTCAGTCTCGTTGCCGTTTACGATATTCGACATGACCTGTTGCTCTGCCTCGAAAAATGTGCTGTCAGCCATCGGTCCTCCTTCCGTTTGTATCTTATGACTATCCCTAGTATACTGGCGTTTCACAACAAGTCAAGTCCTAAATTCATTTATTTTCCTATTCAAGAAAATAGTTGTTTTTAAGAAAGAGGTTGACTTGTTGTGAGTTCCCTGTATAATAGGATTTAGACGCTGAGAGAATTGAGGTAGAAAAGAGGTATAGCAGCCTGCTCTCAGCAAAACGTATATTGTGTAAGGGGGGAAGGAGTTGGTGCATCCCATGAGGGTACATGGTAATCCCAACTCCAACCCCCGGCCTAAAGGAGAGAGGATGAAGGGTTGGATAAAGATAGCTCTGAAGAGGATGAAGGCAGCAAAGAACTGTGACCATATAATAGGGATTCACTATGATCACTCAGATACTGACTTGGTAGCTGAGTCTGATGGTCTTACCACTAACAGGGAAGAGAGGTGGGCCGCACACTGGGTTGGGGATATAGTGTTCTTTGACTACTGCCTTGACTGTGGAGAACGCTTACCTTATAAGGAGAGGTATAAAGATGCCGTTGAAGTGGTTCAAATGCCCTAGTGATGGGGTTCTAATCGAATACACGAAGTGCCTCTCCGTGAGGGGCTGTCGCCTCGGCCAACGATGTGCGACACTACCTTATTTAAGGAACGCCTGTAAGGACAGGAAGTGGAAGGCTGTCACTCCCTCTCAGGCATTTAATGGGCCAAGACACATTTACTTAAAGGAGGTGTGTGATTATGCGGAAGACCCGCATGATAAGGCTTTTGCAATCCTGGGAACAGGATCACATGACAGATTATCTGTTCACTACCTTGTTAAAGGATTCGTTGCAGAGCAGAAGTTTTCAGATGAAGTTATCTCAGGCATACCGGACATCGTCGAACCAGACGAAGAAAATGTGGGATTCTATTTACTCTATGACTATAAAACCAGCGGAAGCTTTAAAGTGGCCCTGGCACTTGGTCTGGAAAAATCCTCAGAAGAGGTTCTGGATGATGATGGCAATTTCATCTACTTCAAGACGGGTAAAAACAAAGGCAAGCCCAAAACCCGTGCCTGCTTCGTACCTAACCGTGCTAAAGCGATCCCTGAAATCCTTGACTGGACTTATCAAATGAATAGGTACCGTATACTGGTAGAGGGGGCTGGGTTCCCCATCTCTAGGATGATCACTCAGTGTATCCCAAGAGACGGTAACACATACATAGCACAGAACCGGGGGGTAGACAAGAACGTGATCCTCGTTGACATCCCTCGAATGGATGATGATAAGTGTTTATCACACTATGCCAAGCTTCAGGCTGAGATAATGGAAGCATTTAAGACCTTCAATCCTCGTATATGTAATAAGAAGGAAAGCTGGGATGGTAGGAAATGTCCTAAATACTGTCCCGTGGTCGAGCAGTGTAGGCAGATGGAAAAAGACGGACGTATCTTCAAATTTAAGGAGGCAGCATGACAACATTAGGTGCTTTTTTTCTAGGTCTTGGCTCTCTCTACGCCCTGTACTTCTCTATGGTATCCTTTTATCATAGAAACATCCTGGTGGGTATAGGAGTATTTGCCCTCGGATGGGTAGCGGCACATGGTAGTAACCATTTATTTGACAAGATCAAAAAAAAGGAGGCCGCATGATAATAAACAGTATTGGGAAAGACGAGCTTGTCCACGAAACCGTAGAGTCTTTTGACTGGGACGAAGTTTGGTACGACTACGAACACCACTACTATGATGGTGGCGGGGCGTTCCTTGCCAGGAAAGGCGTTCAGTTTGTTTTGTTTGACCTGGGCCACTGCTCTTGTTACGGCCCTGAGGAAGCCCTTGATATGCACGGTAAGAAGTGGGAGGGATACGACGAACTTTGGGGGCGGTTATCTGAAGCAAACAGGAAGTGCTGTGAAACAGTTTTTGAAGCCGCAAAAGAATACAAAAAGGAGGAAGCATGAAAGTTCCGATTGAAGTAGTCATCAAAGACGAAGAGATAGCAATTTACATTGACCGCAAGATGTTCCTTGGCTGGCTAAGGGATGTACCTGGCGCTCTGGATGGTGAGTCTCCTGTCCCGTGGGATGGTGATAAAACGGTTGAGGAAACGCAGGCTGAGGTAGACAAAAGGGCCGAAGAACTCCGCATCGAACATGAGAAAAAACAGGGCTACAAGACAGGCGAAGGGACAACGAAGGAGTTTCCTAACCCGGTTCCCCCGGCAGGGACGGACTCCACCGGACCAACTATAGCTGGTGGTGACATCGACGGTGATGACATGTCGGGCGCACATGTCGCTGACAGAGACATAGGGGAAGAACCTGACTCCATCAACCTCTTCGACGAAGGCCCCAACGGTATAGGCGGTACACTCCAAGATGATCCCAAGGCGAAGGACAAGATGAAGGCCATGAAGGACTGGCTGAAGAAGGAGAAGTTTAACTACAAGAACTTCTGTATATACCTCCACCAGTTAAAAGAGGTGGCCGGGTTCAAGCTCTCCAGTCCGCTCATTGGGCTGACTCAGAAGAAAGAGCCGTCCATGTTTCAGCTTGCCACCAGATATTATAGCTACTGGTTGTCTGCAAAGAATGAAATTCGCAATGATTATAAAGAGTTCTTGATTGCACAGCTTGCAGACTTGGGGGTCAAGATAGAGCTAGTAAAGGAAGTTCTCGACGGTGAAGAGATTGACCCGAAGAACCTTCCCAAGGGAGTTGAGGTGGCTACATGATAGCAACCAAGAATTTTAATCCTTGACATTTATGGTTAGCTGTGATATAAGAAGAATAACAGTTAATCTTAACCAAGGAGGACACATGGCGAAGGAAATGAAGCCCCATCCTGGGGGATACGCAAAGAAGGTGATCAGAGAGGGTATTTGTTCAAGCTGCCTGACCAATCCGATAGCTAAGGGCAACTACTTCCTCTGTACCTGGTGCTACACCGATCCTTATAACTTCGAGGACCGGGTGGACCCACACAAAATCACCGAAGAGGACGCTTGTGAGCTTATCGTGAGGGTAACAATCATGGAAAGGATTCCACCAACACCTGTAACACACTTCTCATGTGATGACTACTCGCAGGAGCAGCTTCAGGCCATAATTAATGGAGGTACACAGTGAACACCTATATGGTTCACATGCTGGAACGAGCGAGAGAAGTTCACAAGATAAACAACGGAGAGACATGCAGAGACAGTCTTGTGAAGTGTCCTTTCTGCATTGCCGACGAAGACGAGCAGTGGTTCAAGACGGAGACTTTTGGCTTCAAGCCACCCAAGGTGAGGCCGAAGAGGTCACCCGCCCCACACTGTGCGAACTGCCCCTTACTGTCCCTGTTCAACGTGGACGTACAGACGCTCATGGACGACTGTGTCAAGTTGGGTCATTTTGCGCTAAAGGTTCTGGAGGAAAGACTAGATGATTAAGAAAGTAGGAATTATGCTGGCTGAGACTCTAGCCTCTTTTATTGGGCTGGTAGGAGTAATTCTTTTTTTTGGTGGTTTGCTTATATGCAAGTTGGCAGTAAGCATCTACACAGCATTGGAGGATGCAAATGACAGCTAAGAGAATTGAGGTGCATTTAAGTAAGGAAGAGGTGTCGGTTGACCAAGTAATCGAAGCCTTTGGCAGGAAGTTCTTTTTCCGCTCCATCATCAGTACGGACATCATGAGTAAGGATGTCGTAGCGGTTTATCTTCCAAAGGAAGAAGACAAGGAGGTGGATTAATGGATCACTTACAGGCTTGTGGGCATTGCCCTTACATTATTCCAGACTTCGTGGAGTCCGTGAACACCGCATGTACTGTCTACACAGACCTCTCCTGGGTCAACCGCAGGGGTGGGTGTCCGATGTTTCCTGAGAGGGACTTACCTGAGGCCATGAAAAAGAGGGTAGGTCAGCAGAAACAGAAACACAACGACAAGTCCTACCACAGCAAGAACGATGGGAAGAGGAAGTACAAATATGAAGTATAGAGGAAAGATTAATAGGGAGGAATACCGCATGGCACAAGATATAGGTGGTATCTATACAGACGACAAGTGTCCGATATGTGAGCGGAATTACGTTGATGACGGCATAGCGTTCCTTCTTTGTCCCGCCCATCCATCTTATATAGCGTCTAGGTTTAAGGTGAAAATCCGTGGCACGACGGCCCGTTTCTGGGATTACTACATTGCCAAGAGATACCTAGAGTCCATGAGAAAGTCTGTGGCTGACGGGACCTTTGATAGGCCGAAGTTGAAGACCATTGGTCATGTGCAAGACGCATTTCTTGAGTGGAAGGAGGACTTGGTGAAGATGGGCAAGCTTCAGCTTCAGTCAGTCAACACCTACCGCAATCGGCTGAACAGGATAGTACATGTCCTGGGGGTGGCTAAGGATGCTTCATCGGTCAGATACAGGCACGTCCATGAGTTTCTATACAAGGGCGGGTTCTCTCCTAAGAGTACCTATGATTCATATACAGTCTTCAAGGAGATGTATGAGTGGGCCTTCGACATGGGCGATCTAACTGCCAAACCCAAATGGCCCCCGTTTGACTTTAGCCTCGAACACGACATGAAGAGGCGCAAGACAGTTGATAAGGAAACTCAGGCCAGAATACTCCATACGATGTACCTGGCAGAGTGGGATATACGCCCTCGTCTCTACCTGGGGGTACGCTTCCTAGCAACCTACATTAATTTGCGTCCCAAGGAGCTTCTAGGGGTCACTGAGAGGGACTTTAACAGACAGGAGGGGTACATTGTTATCAGAGAACACAAAACAAGCAGAAGACCAAAAATCGTCAGGCTTACTCAGCAAGATATTAGTCTTCTCAAGGAACTCCCAAGAGGTATGTCTCATTTGCCGCTCTTCAGGCATGATGTTCCGTGCGGAGGAATTAAGGCCGGGGACGGCTTCGGACAAGCCGCTTTCTACCGTGCCTGGAAACGAGCTTGTGGAAAACTTGGAATCAAAGACGTGGACCTGTATGGTGGCACCAGGCACTCCAGCGCAGTTGCACTATACAAAGATGCAGGAGTTTCTCCCGAAGAGATTCAGAAGGCCACTGGTCACAAAAGTAGCGTTGCGTTTACGAGATATTTTAAGCTGGACCTAGACGATGTCTTGGAGATTCACGCTCTGGCTGGACCACCGGAGCCAGTAGGGAGAGACTTCAGATACAAACAGGAAGACAAGAGTGCGGGGTGGTGAGATGTACGGTAGAGTAATCCAAGTCATCCAGTGTCGAGGCTGTCACCTGAAAAACACTTATCCTCTGTGTGGTGCGTGTGATCTAAAGGCTGAGATTGACAGAGTTGATACGGTGACCACGAATCATTTTCACAGGAACCTATTCTCTATATCACCGTTATGGAAGGAGAAAGAGCATGAGTCAAGATGGAGGGAAGAAGTTAGCAACGAAACAGCACCCAAAGGGCAGACTATCCGGATACCATTACTTTATGGATAGGCTGAGGTCAGAGGGTGAACTCTACTTTTACTGCTCCTGTGACCGATCCGCAAAGGTCGAGGAAAAAATGCCCTTGACAATGAGGTGTTTCTGTGGTAAGCTCATGATTGTAATGGACGAGCTTGATCTGCCTTTCATACCAGAGGCTACTCTAAAACTGGGGGTAATATGAACGTCATAGTCGAGATGAAGTTTGGGAGCCACCTTTATGGGACGGACACTCCGGAATCGGATCATGACTTCAAAGGTGTGTTCCTTCCAGAGGCTGAAAGTCTCATACTGGGGCCAGCTTTTAAGGGGTCCTATGCCAAGAGCATCAATACCAATACCAATGCCTCGGACGGGAAGAACACCAGCCAGGATGTGGACCGGGAGTTCTACTCACTCCACTACTTCCTGAAGTTAGCTCTTGAGGGCCAAACAGTTGCCCTGGACATGCTCCACGCCCCGCAATCGGCTATTTTAAAGAGTAGTCACCTGTGGGATGTACTGGTGGAGCAGCGATCCAGGTTTTACACCAAGAACCTGAAGACTTTCATTGGGTACGCTCGTAGGCAGGCTGCTAAGTACGGTATTAAGGGTAGCCGCCTAGCTGAGGTCCGGATGGTTGCCAGGTTTCTTGAGAAAACCATGCACAGGACCAAGTGGAACGAAGACCTGAAACTCCGTGATGTGTGGGACTGGCTACCGAAGGGTGAGCATATCTACTTCCACTCTGGTGCCAGCGACAAGCAGGACAGTATGTCCCTAAAGATGTACGAGGTGGTCGGGAAGAAGTTTCAGGAGACTGCCAGAATCAGCTACGTCCTCCCGATCCTGCTCCGCTTCATAACTGAGTACGGACTGAGGGCGCAGAAGGCTGAACAAAACGAGGGAGTTGACTGGAAGGCTCTGAGTCACGCTCTAAGGGCTGCGTATCAGATCAAGGAACTGTTCCTTGACGGTACTATGACCTTGCCCCTGCCACAAGCTGGCCTCATATTGGCTGTGAAACAGGGTAGGATAGGCTTCAAGTCAGTACAGGCAGAACTGGAACAAACCATGTCTGAGGTTGAGGAACTGGCTCTCAGGTCTGAGTTACCTGAAAAGGCCGACCACAAGTTTGTCAGGCACCTTCTCCTGTACGCCTACGACCTTCTTCCGGACGGTAGTAAGATAAATTCACTTCATGAGGCCAAATTGCTCAGAGAGGGGTTCTAGTGTATACTGATTATGGGTTTTGGGCTTACGTTGGTGAGATCATGAGGTTCATGCTTGCTATCGCTTGGATTGCAGGCGCTGCTGTACTTGCGGTTCACCTCTTACGATACACCATAAAGGTGTATGAGAAGGTGAGATGGTGGAAATGATAAGAGAATGGTGGGTTAGGGCGGTAGCAAGAAAGACGGGGCATCCCTCAAAGGTTGGTCCGTTTAAGTACGCTGTCCTGGCGGGAGAGTATGCAGACAAATACCGACATGCCAACGACTGGAAGGTTGTCATGGTTGCCAGCACCATACGGAACATCATACCTGACGAAAAATAACGGAGGGTCAAATGAGGATAACCAAGCCGGGAGAGATCACGGATGACAGCAAGAAGATACTGAAGGAAGAACTCCGTGCTGGCTGCATGAGCCTGAGGTGTCAGTCAATGTACCACGCCCCCGGCCAGAGGGTTGGGATGTTCCCAAAGGCCAACTTCGGCCTGTGTGGTGATTGCGGTCACTTCAGCTTCATAGCCACCCAGTACCGGATTAAGCTTGCCGTCTGCGACCAGTATGACGAATCATTTGTAATACGTTTGTCAGAAGACGAGCCAGTCTCCGAATGTTCTAGTTACTATACCAAGGGTGAGCAGGATGCCCATGACTTCTCCAAGAACGCATGGCTCCTTGACCCTGAGACAAAGCAGAAGGTTGGAATAATATGATTTTCACCGAAGACACAATGACTGACATATTCTATATTCTGGAACTTAGTATAGGTGTTCCCCAGATGGAGGAACATCATCCAGAAGGTGATGTCTTTAATCACCTGATGCAGACGTATTTCTGGGGTCTGAGAGAGTCTAGCGACACTGACCTGATCCTGGCTGCGCTTCTCCACGACGTTGGGAAAGCCTGCTTAGAGCTTGACCATGTTACTCAGAGTGTCGAGATGATCAGGCCGTATGTAAGCCCCAAGACAGAGTGGCTAGTCTCACAGCACATGAGGGTTTGGGCGCTGATAAAGGGTGATATGAGACGGCCCGGTAAGGTTAAGACGCTGGCATCTCACGTCTGGTTTGCTGACCTGGTCCTGCTGGCTAGGTGGGATCACATGGCCCGTAATCCCAGGAAGAAAGTCACTTATGATAAGGATAGGATTATGGATCAACTTAACAGAAGAGGAATGGAGAATTACAAATGGCAGAAGTAAAGGTGACGATTGAGAAGATACGGAAAGTTATGCACCACCCCAACGCTGACAGGCTGGACCTGGTCACGGTACGGGGATGGCAAGTGATAGTTGGCAGGGATCAGTATAAGGAAGGTGACCTGTGCATCTACGTCCCTATTGATTCTGTCCTCCCAGTTGACCTGGCCCATGACTGGGATGTAGCCAAATACCTCAAGGATAATATGAGGATCAGGACCCTGAAACTCCGTGGCAGTGTGAGTCAGGGGCTAGTGGTGGCGCTTGGTAATAGCTCTGTTGCCATAGAGGGTGATAACGTGACTGACCTCCTTGGTATCAAGAAGTGGGAGCCTAAGGGCAAACCTGGCGGGGGCATGTCGACCAATGCCAATAATCCGGAGAAGACCACTCCGTGGTTTCCAAGATACACTTCCATCGACCACCTCAACAACAATCCGATGGCCTTCGAGGACGATGACTGGGTGGTGGTTAATGAGAAACGGCACGGGACCAACGGCAGGATGGGATATGTGCGAATCGCCAGAAAGTCTCTCGTACAGAGGCTCTTAGAGTTTGTTCATGGGTTGAAACGTGGGCTAGGGTGGAAGCATTGTCACTACACGGCTGCTGGCAGATACCTCCACGTCGGGAGCCACAACGTGATCAGGAAATACCATCCCCAGGACCTTTACTGGAAGGCGGCTCTGACACTTCAGCTTCAGATGAAAGCCAAGGTTCCCATGGACTATGTGTTCTTCTATGAGATCAGTGGACCGGGCGTTCAGACCGGGTTCGATTACGGAGTGGAAGAGGGAGACGGCTTCATCGCTGAGATCATCGACATCTATGATACCGTGACCGGGAAGTACCTGAGTTCATCTGAGGTATCGAATCTTTGCTTCCGCTACGGCCTACCTGAGGCTCCTGCGATGTGTGCTGGTCAGTGGCGCATGGTGAAAGACACCTACGAGAGCTATGCCGACGGCAAAGCCACGGGCGCTGACCACATAAGAGAGGGAGTGGTACTGAAGAAGATGGGGGAAGGTAACCGTAAGATATTTAAGTTCCTCAGCCCTGACTACCTGATACACCAGGGCAAACAGAAACAGGAGGATGCAACGGAATGGCACTAAAAATAAAGGAAGCAGCACTAAGGTATCTGGAACTGGGGTTTAACGTGATGCCGCTACACAATCAGACCAAGATACCCCACGTTGAGTGGACCATCTATCAGACTGAGAGGGTGGAGCCACATGAGATTGACTCCTGGTGGATGGAGTGGCCCACGGCTAATGTTGGGATCATTACAGGCAAAATATCCAACCTACTGGTGTTCGACGTTGATTCTCATGACGCTAGGAACTTCGTAAAGGGTAGGGGTATTCCCACTACCCCCATAGCCGAAACAGCAAAGGGTGTGCATATTTACCTACAATACCCTCCTGTTTTAGTAGGGAATCAATCTGATGCAAAACTCGGACTGGATATTCGAGGTGAGGGCGGTTACGTCGTTGCCCCGCCAAGCATGCACGAAACTGGCGTTCTTTACGAATGGACCAAGTGGCACCCGTGGAACACGGACGTAGCCTTGATGAACCAGTGGATGGTTGACTACTGCACCGACAAGCAGAACGGTGAACAGCGAGAGAAAGGTTGGCAGATGGAGATACTTGAGGGCGTTGGTTCAGGTGGTCGGAACAATGCTGCAGCTAGTTTGGCAGGACGTTTCTTTAATAAGGACTTATCAGTACCTGAGATCACTGAAATTTTACTCATGTGGAACGAGAGGAACGATCCACCTCTGCCTGAGAGTGAGATCATCAGGACAGTGTCGAGCATGGGTAGTAGACACAGGAGGAACGGATAATGAGAGTATTATTAGACATGGACGAGACTTTGGTTAACCTGGTCGATCCTTGGCTGGCCTTACTTAATGAGGAAGCTGAGACTGACTTCAGTAGGCACGACACAACGTGCTACTCCGTGGAGAAGTCCTTCGAGGGCAAGCTCTCAATGGATGAAGTGTTCAGGCCATTCGATACACCGGGCTTCTGGTCGGGACTTCCACCGTTTCCTGGGGCAATAGAGTTCGTACAGAGGCTCTATGACAATGATTTTGACATCTATATCGCTACCATACCCGCCCTTGGCTCCGTCTGCCACTACGAGAAAGAGCAGTGGGTCACGGAACATCTTCCATTCATTGGCCGGGAGCGCCTGGTGTTTTGTCATCACAAGTTCATCCTCAAAGCTGAGGCCCTGTTAGATGACAACCCAAAGTACCTATCTAGCTTTCAGGGTAAGCGTTTATTATTTGATAAGCCCTGGAACCAGGATGATCAGTTAGACAAGGAAGGATACAATCCTAAATGGTTCATAAGGATATACGACTACGCTGGTGCATTCAACTTCCTGATGCAACTGGAACTACCCTTTGACACAAGGAGTGCTTATGCGTACCCTAATACTGACAGTCGGCCTACCACGGTCAGGTAAGAGTACCTGGGCCAAGTCAACTGATCACCCCGTGGTCAATCCGGACTCCATACGGCTGGCACTCTACAACGAGGCGTTTATATCGTCAGCGGAGCCGTTTGTGTGGGCCATAGCTAAGTGCATGGTCAAGGCCCTGTTCATAGCTGGTCACAAGACGGTGATCCTCGACGCTACTAACACCACCATAGGAAGACAAGATGACTGGAACGGAGTGGCTGAAGACATCAATGCGACAGTCAAGTTTAAGGTCTTCCGCACTCACGCAATCGAATGTATGGAGAGGGCAACGAATGACAACAAGGAGTTTCTGATCCCAGTGATCCAGCGCATGGCACTGAACTGGGAAGACCCTCCTACTGAGATGTGTTTATAATTTATGCCGGGGTTAGCACGGGATACCGTGTGACGCTAGGGGATACCCTGCAAACACCTCGGCTCCAATTCCCCCTCAGCCCTGCCCCCTTTGAGAATCCTCCGCTCATTGGGGGCTTTTTTATTGCGACATTTTGTCGTGATAAATGTCGTGATAACTTTTGTTCAACCTGAACAATGGTGTTAGCCTCAGGTATCACCTGTCTGACAACCGTTTATTATTTGTTCATTTTTAATGAACCCGTTAAGTTTTTGAACAGGAAGACCATCGTCCATTGGTAAGCCTGGTCCTCCACACTGACGACATGTTATCCTAAGGTCGAACGACCCCTTGACATCCATCTCAGCCAGGGGGCCGTGAGCCTTGCAAGCGTATAATATCATAGTTGTTTTCCCTCATAAGACGCAAAAAGACCCCCTGAAAGATAATGCTAGTTCCTTCAGGGGGTTATAGTATTCTATATTAATTGGGTGAGTGTTACTTCGGGGACTAACGTGCTGGTGTCTCCCAGGAGTTCACAGGCACGTCAGCCCCCTGTTCACTTGAATCTAAGTTGTCCAGGTGAACCCTCCATAGGAGAACGCACCGTTGATGATGACTAAGGGGTGAGGTGTGTAGGTACCGTCACTTCGATACTCAACCACCGCCAAGCCATTCTGAAACCTGGTAGGCTTCTTACCCTTCCACTCAGGATAGCGGTCTGTTAGACAGCCTATCGACTGAGCCAGGTATTCTTTCTTCTTGAAGTGTTTGTTCTTTGAATCTGACTGGAAGTGGTGAACGTGTCCGTACATGATGTTACCTACAAACTCTCGCATGGTCATGGCCGCATGGTATACGCCCCAGTACCAGCCATGAGTGTAGGCCAGTTCACCTATGTTAAGGTAGTCTTCAAAGCCTGTGATAGTCTCACAGAGATCATAGAGGCCAAGGTCACGCTTAATGTCTATGGTACCCTTCATTGAGGGATTACCGTTGCAGTACCATTGCCCTCTCTGTTCGTGATTGCCAAGGATGAAGTGGAAGTCTGTGTTTGGGAGCTTGTTCTTGAGAAAGTAAAGCTCGTCGTATCCTACTTCCCAGTCCTTAGAGTACCGCTTCCCCTCAGCTATCAGGGGCTTCGACTTGTTCCAGTTACTGAGACTGTCAAAGCTGCACCAGTCCCCACCGATCACTATTGTGTCGGGCTTGATGTCAAGTACAAACTCTCTCGCCACTTTATAGGCGGGGTGAAAGTCCTCACTGTCGGGATCATGGTGGGCATCAAAGAGAGCCACTAACACATGATCAGTTTCCATCCTAGCCATTGGCACCTCCTTATCGTTTGGTTGCCATGCCGCCCATCGTTTCCTTGAGCCTTGAACCGAAGTAGAATGCTATAATGGAAGCAAGCACTAGATGCTCAGGAACGGTGATGCTTATTCTCGTAAAAGGTGTATCAAACCACACTGCCAGGTTAGGAGCAAGGATGTTGAAGAACTCTATCCCCAACGCACCAAGGCCACCCAAGGGTCTAACCAACCCATTCAGAAACCGGATAACCCATGGCTGCTTCTGCGTCCTAAGCTCTGTCATAAACATTTGTCGTGCGCCATCCGTACTGGCCTCAGAGATTTTCAGCGCATCAGCGTATGCCGTAAGGCGCTCAAGCTCTGA